TTCCGGATATACTGTTGCACCAGCAATTACATTCACTGGTGGTGGTGGTTCAGCAGCAGCAGCTACTGCAACTATTGCAGCTATGGCTGGTACTGTGTATACTATTGCTTTAACTGGCGGAAACATCACTTTTAACAATAACTTAACATATTTGACACCAGCTAACTTAGGTACAGTTAACTTACCTATTACCTACTTCACAGGTACGCGTGCTATCACAGGCACTATCAATGCATACTTAAAGACAGGTGCTCTTGAAAGTGGTGGATTGTTATCTGACTTGTTGGCAGGTTCCGCAACAACAGTTGATCCTAAATTTACAATTAACGTACAATTAGGTGGACCCTCTACAAACCTCACAGGTGTTGAAATCAAGCTACCTGCAGCTATGTTGCAGATTCCTACAATTAACACAGAGCAAGTTATTTCTACAACAATTAACTTTACCGCTCAAGGTTACGCAGGCACTGGTTACGATATTACAGAGTCTAACGAAGCAACTATCGTTTACCGCGCAGCAGTTTAATTAACAGCTGCACTTTTATAGAGACTGGGTTGATCTCCAGTCTCTCTTTTTAAACTTATTATTATAAAATGACTACTCTCTCTTTAAAAACACTGCTAGTTCCTTCTAAATCAGTACAGGTAGAATATCCTGGCATGCCTGGTTTTGTTGTTGATTTGGCATTTTTATCTCGCGAAACACTTTTAAGTATTCGTAAGAAGTCTACTAAAACTAGTTTCAAAAATCGTCAAGCAGCAGAAGAATTTAACGAAGATTTATTCTTACAATTATATGTTGAAAATGCTGTCAAAGGATGGAAAGGTTTTAAACTAAGTTATCTTGAGCAACTAGCTCCTGTTGACTTAAAAGGCCAAAATATGGATGATGAGTTAGAATACACAGCTGAAAATGCTCTGTACTTAATGAAAAATTCTAGTAATTTTGACGGTTTTATTAGCGAACAAGTCTCAGACCTGGGAAACTTTTCAACGACCAACTCCAGCAAGTAAACGCTCAGTTGGTCAGTTACATTCAAAATATGAGCCTTGGCATGACCAAAGACCAGTATTTTGAAATGTGCGAAATGCTAGGATCAGAGCCGCTAGATTCTGAGATTCCCGTGGAATTTGAAGATTTTCCACTTGAGGTACAACAAGCATTTAATGCTTATCGAATGTTACGAGATGAGTGGGATACTATGAATGGTAACTACTTAGGCAAGTCTTTGATAGGTGTAAAAGATGTTTTAGAAGCAACAGAGATTGAGCAATCTGAGCAGAAATTTATTATCATGCTAATACGTATGATTGATACTGTACGTTCAGACGAAATCAATAATAAGAAAAAAACGGAAAAGCCTGCCAACTAAAAATTGGCAGGCTTTTTTACGTTAGAAATTTTTTGGTTTGACAAAAGTGTGGTTGCATGTTATAATGTACACTAGTCAAGCTATTAAAAGTTTTAGCCACCAACCTTAAAGAGGAATAACGATGGCATCAAATCAAGTTAATATTAATTTAAATTTACAGGATCAGTCTAACAGTGTAAAGAATCGTACTGATTCGATTAAAAATTTAAATAAAGAATTACAAAAATCACAAGACTTAGCTACTGGTACGAAATCCGGTAGTAGAGCAGCTGCAGCCAGCTTTGGCGCAGGTGAAAACATAGAGTACGGACGTGCTCGTGGATCTATGGGATCTACTGGAGCAAGCGGCCGAGATTTTGCAAACCAAGCACAAGGTCTTGGTGGATTAGTGCGTCTATACGCTACTTATGCCGCCAACGTATTTGCAGTAAGTGCCGCTTTTAGCGCCTTAAGTAATGCTATGGATACCAGTAACATGGTCAAAGGGTTAGATCAGTTAGGAGCTGCCAGCGGTGTCGCAATGGGAGCCTTAGCCAAACAGTTCACAGAAGCTAGTGGCGGAGCTATTAGTTTACGTGAGTCAATGGAAGCTACCGCCAAAGCTATTAGTAGCGGTATGACTCAGAAACAGTTTTTACAGCTTGGTGATGTAGCTAAAAAAGCTTCTCAAGCACTTGGTGTTAACATGAGCGACGCTGTTAGTCGTTTAACTCGTGGTATCACTAAACTAGAGCCAGAATTATTAGACGAACTGGGACTATTTACAAAAGTAGGTAAATCATCAGAAGACTATGCTCGTAGCATAGGTAAGAGTGTAGACAGTTTAACAGACTTTGAAAAGCGTCAGGCTTTTGCTAACGCGGTTTTGAAAGAAGGTATTGATAAGTTTAATGAAATCAACATTCCTACTAATCCTTACGATAAACTTTTAGCTTCGCTTAAAAACATTGCTCAAACTATCCTAGAAGTCTTGAACAAAGCCTTTGTACCCTTAGTAGACTTACTAAGTGCTAGCCCTGCAGCTTTAACTGCAGGTATAGCTGCGCTCGGGTCAATGATTGTTAAGCAAGCAATTCCTAGTATTGTTAATTATAGAGCGGAACTAAGAAAAACTGCAGAGCTTAGCAAACAAGTAAGTGATGAAAAAATCAGTACTGCAGAGACTATGTTATCAAAGCGTAGGGCGGATATACTTGCAAAGCAAGACGCTGCCGCTAATGCTAAAGCAGAAGTTATTGACAAACTGGAAGCAAAATTAAAGACACTTAGTGGTGGCCGTATTCGCAAAGATATTGCAGAAATTCTTACGCCTACAGGCGGTATTAAAGATATCACAGAAAAACAAATTCAACAAATAGAAGCTGCTGGTAAAGGTTTAACAAGAAATAAGTACATTTACGATGAGTTAGCTGATGCTATACGTAAAGCTAAAAAAGCGGAAGATGAGTATCTTGTTACAGCAGCCAAATTAAAACGAGACGAAAACGCCCCTGTTGCAAAATCTAGCGCGTTAGGAAGATTACAAATAGGTGCAGAAGAGCAACGCAAACGCTCGGCCTCAAGCTCAATTATTAGTAACGCCGCAGACACCGCCAGTTTAGTAGGATTTAGAGCTGCCTTTGGTGAGATGGTAGATAGTCTTAAAACTGAAAAATTGGGTGTAGTTAGAAGTCTGTTTACAGGAGTAACTGCAACTGTAACTGCCGCAACCACAAGACTTATGGGTTTTATAGGTACACTGGGTAATATTGGAATGGCAATAGGTGTATTAGTAGGAACGTTCCAAGCATTAAACTATGTTTTTGGTAATAACGACAAACAAGTACAAAAATTTAATAAAAGTATAGAACTAGGTGATGATAATGTTAGGGCTTTAACTGCTAGTTATGATAAATATAAAAACTCATTATCTACAGCATCGGTCATAGCTATGGCTACTTCTTTTCAGAATTTGTCTGAGAATCTTAAAGAAACCGCTGAAAGTTTTAAACAAGCTACTCAAGAAGCTAATAATTTTGATATTGGTGTAAACGGTATCAAATCTATATTCGGACAAAGTTTAGAAGATGATTTTGCAAAAAGTTTAGGTAAGCAACTATCAAAAGGATTAAATGGTATCTTAGATCCTTCTATGCAAAAAGATACAAGGGAAAGACTAAAAAGTATACTAAATGTTAGTGAGCTTACTGAAGATACTATTAAACAATCATTAAGTAGTATGAGTACTGCTAAATTAACTGCAGTTGGCTTAAAAATAGCCGATGTATTTGAATATGCTTCTAAAGCTGGGCAAAAAACCAGTGCAACACTAGCCGGGATTAAGGATGGCTTTACAGCATTAGATAAAAGTTACACAGACTTGTCTAATACTTTAATACAAAAAGACGCGCTTGCAGTTTTTGGTAAAGATTTAGCCATGCAAGGATTTAATTTTGCAGAAGCATTAAAAGATCCAATAGCTAACCTAGCCACATTAAGAGACTTAATAACTGACATTAGTAAAATTAAATTGCTTGCACCAGAATCACAAGCAATTATTATGCAAAATCGTGATGCATATATTGCTTTAATTAATACTGCAAAAACCTATGAATCACAACTTACAGAATCACAAAATAAAATTGAACAGCTAAAGGCTGTACAAAGTAGATTTAACAGACAAAGGTCTTTTGAAGGTCTAGCTATGGGCGATAGTCCGGCAGTTAGAAAAGAAAAAGAAACTTCAGCAGAAGCAAAAACTAAATTAGACGAAACTCGACAAGAAATGTTGGCTTTAGCAAAATCTTTTGAAGCAGCAGCACAAAGCTCCCTTAAAAAAGGTTTTGAACTTGTTGAAGGCAGTTTTACCCGTAAAATGGCAGAAGCAGTTCTGAGTTCACAAAAGAACTTGCTAGATAAATTGCCTCAAACAGGAGAAACAGCTAAACTAGGTGCTCGAATCGAAAATCAAAAGATAGACTTACAGATTAGTCAAATAACTGAAACTCAACGTTTAATTAAAGAAATGGAATTAACTCGTTTACAGAGTGAAAAACAGTTTTTAGTAACTCAAAGAGACCAATCTTTAGCCGCTTTAGGAGAAGATAGGAGTGCGCGAGCAGCTGTATCAGCCAAAGCAGACACAAGAATATCCGAAATAGATAGTAGAGTGAAACTGCTTAGTAGTACTAACATTAGCAAAAGTATTAAAGCAGGAGAAATAGAAAGATCACCTGAATCTTTAAAAGCTATGCAAGAACAACAAGGTACTCTTGCACAGGTTGGCCAGCTAAATGAACAGAAAAAGATGAACTTAATCAATGCAGAAATTGTTGCAGTACAGTCAGCATTTGATCAAGCAAGAAAAACTTTTGATAGTTCATTAAAAGATATTGGAAATCTTCGTAAGGAAGAAACTGAAAGTCTAGCATTTCAAACTTTAACTTTACAAAAACAAGACGAGATTATTGGTAAATATGTTGACCAAGAAGATGCCATTAAAAGAGCTATACATAGTTTAGAAATTCAAAAAGAAATTGCTGTTTCAACTACTGTTCAAATTGAAGCTCAGAGACGCGAAGGTTGGGATAAAATTGCTGCAGCTGCTGCTAATGGTTTAGCTACTGCAAAAGAGCAATTTAAAGTTTCAGATAATCAATTTAATACTACTAAAGGTATAACTGATCAAGAACGTATACGTAAAAATGAATTAGCTATAAGTTTACAAACAATGGATCAAGTTATTCAAAGTTTAGAAAGTCAAGTAAACTTAACACGTATACGAAATGAAACCGAAAATGCTTTAGTAGGTATAGAAAAAGAAGTTTTGCAAACTCAGTTGGACTTAGGCGTAATTACTGCAGATAACTATCGTGCGCAAGTTATAGCTCTTGATAGTCTGCAAAGAACTAAAGAACGTGATATTAAGTTACAGCAGTTACAAAATAGCTTACTTGCAACGCAATTAGACTTAGCAAAGCAAGCACTTGATCCTAAAAATGCCGGTGACATTGATTCTATTAATGCTAAAAGAGAAGCGGCTACTTATGCTTATTTAGCAGAGGTTGACGGAGTAAATAGAGTTTACGAAGCACAGAAAAAATCTAGGGCCTTAACTGAAAACTTAACAGATCGTCAACTTGCTTATGGCGAAATATTTAAGAAAAGCTTTGAGGGTATGGCTGATGCTGTTATTGAGTTTACTAAAACTGGTAAACTCAATTTCAAAGGCATGATTGATAGCATGATCGAAGGCTTAATTCGTTACGAAATCCAACAACAAGCTATGCTGGCATATTCAGCCGCTAGACCTGGTTTAATGAATTTTGTTGCTAGTATCTTTGCTAGCCCTATTGGAGTGGGTGCAAGCCCTGATGGAGCGATGAGCGGGCCAGGATGGTCTGTACAAGCTAAAGGCGGTGTTTATGATGCTGGACTGCAAACATTTGCCAAAGGCGGAATGTTTACTAATTCAGTTGTCGATCAGCCTACATTGTTTAAGTTTGCTAAAGGTACTGGATTAATGGGCGAAGCAGGGCCCGAAGCCATCATGCCCCTAAAGCGTGATAGCAAGGGCAATCTTGGAGTTCGCGCAGATGGCGGTGGCGGAAATGTTGATGTGGTTGTTAACAACTATTCTACTGCACAAGCAGAAACTAAAGAAACTGTTGATAGCCGAGGCAACCGTAAAATTGAAGTTGTTATAGGGGACATGACTGCAGGTGAAATTACTAGAAATGGTAGTGCCTCACAGAAAGCAATTCGTGGAACTTTCGGACTTCAGCCTCAGTTAATTAGGAGATAATTATGGCATATAGCTATGTTTGGGAACCGACACTTCCGCAAGTACCTCAAAAAGGTTTTACAGAATCTATAGGAGCACTTATATTAAGGACTCCTATGGATGCTGGTCCTGCTAAGCAAAGATATCGTGGTCGTAGATCTGATACTATGCAACTAACCTTTATTATGACAAATGTACAAGTAGCAACCCTAGAGACTTGGATTACAAATACACTACGCGGTACAGCTAGATTTGGATTTCCGCACCCCCGCAAAAGTACTGTAGTAGAAGCACGTATAGTACCTCAAGGAGATGGGCAGCTTTTTACTGCCGCGTACATTGCTCCGGGTTACTGCAGCGTGTCTTTACAGTTTGAAATATTACCATGAGTAGATTAACAACAATGTCACCAGAAGCTATTAAGGCAGTATTTTCGCCTGAAGCTGATAGTGATTTATTATTTTTATTAACTATATATGATCCCGCAGATGGAACTACTGTTGTAACAAGACTTGTCGACGGTTTTACAAAACGTATTAGTGAAACTGCGGATGAAGTAATTTATGGTGTAACAAGCCGTGGAGAAGACTTTATGTTTCTACCAATGGAAATTTCACTACCTACTGAAGAAGAGGCACAAGCTCCAAGATGTTCAATAATTTTGCGAGATGTTACCAAATATGTAATACCTATTGTTAGAACTATTGCAGGCCCACCTAAAGTAAAGATGGAACTAGTACTATCAAAAACACCCGATGTAGTAGAAGCTACTTTTAATGGGTTTTATATCAGTAGTTTTACATATAATGCTGATTCAGTAACAGCCGATTTATCAATGATAGATTACGAGCGTGAACCATTTCCAATGCATTCATTTACTCCAGCATACTTTCCAGGAATGTTCTAATGTGGCACAATAAATACATAGGCATACCTTTTCTAGATAAAGGTAGAGACATAAACGGCATTGATTGCTGGGGATTAGTTCGTCTTGTTTATAAGCAAGAATATCATATAGATCTACCTAACTTTAGTACTAATTACGAAGCAGATGATACGGAGCAGATGCGTGATTTGCTTGCTCAGTACAAAGAAGGTTGGGAAAAAATAGACGCTCCAACAGAAGGTTGTATTGTACTATTTAATATTTTAGGTGTAGAATCACACATGGGTATTGCTGTTAGCAGTACCCATTTTTTGCATGCACGTGATCGCTATGACAGTGCAATAGAATCTTTTGAATCTGTAGCTTGGCGTAATCGCATTACAGGATTCTATAAGTACAGTGAGAACAAAAGTGCAATTTTAAATGTTGTGCCACATCCACTACGTACTGAGCGTTTTACTGTACCCATTCTACCAGGTACAACTTTAGATAAACTGGCTGCTTGGATTAAGTTTGAATATAAAATTGCTGATGAATTAGCAAGCAAAATTACCATTATGGTTAATGGTATTGTAGTAGATTCTAAAATTTGGCATACTACTATTTTAAAAGACACAGATCGTGTTGAATATCGCGCTGTACCTGGAAAAGGTAACACAGGTCGTTTAATACTTACATTAGTTCTTTTCGTTGTTGCTGGTGAAATAGGCCTTGAAATAGGCAAAGCTCTCGATCTAACAACAGCGGGTATGACTGCAGCACAGTTTTCAGCAACCGGTGTTGGAATGGCTATTAATGCTGGTGTTATGGTAGTTGGTGGAGCGTTAATCAATGCTATTGCACCTATTCGTCCGCCTGATATTAATAGTCCTGGATCAACTATTCAGCAATACATGGTTAATGGCGGAGCTAATACCTTAAACCCATATGACGCCATTCCAGTAGTTTTAGGTAAAATTAAATATAATCCACCACTTGGCGCTGTTAACTATCTTACTTATGAAAATGACACTGAAAGTTACTTGTCAATGCTGTTGCTTTGGGGCTATGGACCTCTTAATATTGATGCCGCAACTTTAAAAATTGGTAATGTTGCGCTTACTGACTATATATTACCTGTACCGCCAGTAACCTTAGATAGAAAAACTGCCCCTACTCCACAGCAAATACTTGATTTTAATGCTATATATGGGCAAGATGTAAAAGTCGTTACTAGCGGCGTTACTTTAACTTGCCCTGGTCAGTATAATGCAGTACTAAGTGAAGGTACTTATGGTCCTTTTATAACTGCAAGCAGCGACCCACCAACTACTAATGCAGCTGGAGCCGTAGTGCCTATTAGTCAGTTTACTGTTTCACTACATTTACCTCAAGGTTTACGCAGAATTTTTTCAGAAGGCAAGGAAGCTGGAAAAGAAGAATCTGTTTTTGTAGCTATTGAAATTCAAGTAAAAGACGGAGCTGGCCCTTGGACCGTTTGGCAAGATTTTGCAATTGGAGATGGTACAGTTAAAAAAGATGCGTTTACAGTAAATAAAACTTATTACGGATTAAACTCTTACAACCAAGTACAAGTTAGGGTTCGCAGAAAAACTGGTGCTGATACTGAGTGGACAAAAGAAGCTAACGGATATGCTAAAGCGCAGATGCAAGCACAAGTAGTACTATTACAAACTACTTTTTTACGTAATATGTCTCCTATAAAGGAGCCACTTAATTGTACTCTTGCAGGAACTGCTTTAAAGATTAAAGCAAATGATCAGCTTAATGGACAAATTGAAGGTATTAATGCCGTTGTGCAAACTTGGGCACCGTCATGGAACGGTACTAATTGGGTTACTACTACAACAAATAATCCTGCAGATTTATTTTTATTTGTGCTAAAGCATCCAGCTAATCCTCAAAGAGTAAAAGAGGCAGACGTATCTAGTAAATTAGACATGGCTCAGATACAGTATTGGCACTATTATTGTGGTCAAAAAGGTTTTACTTACAATAGCATACTAGCTTCACAACGTAGCATATTAGAAGTATTGCGAGATATTTGTGCTGCTGGTAGAGCAAGCCCTGCTATGGTAGATGGTAAGTGGTCGGTAGTAATTGACGAACCTAAACCAAATATTGTACAACACTTTACTCCACATAATAGTTGGGGATTTGAGTCTTCAAAAGCATTAGTTAAATTGCCAGATGGTTTAAAGGTAACTTATATTGATGAAGATCAAGATTATCAACAAGCAGAAATTATTGTATATAATGCAGGAAAATCTGAAAGTGACGCAGAGTTATTTGAAAGTATTCAATTACCCGGAGTTACAAAAAAATCATTAGTAATTGACCATGCTCGTTGGCACTTTGCACAAGCAAAACTGCGCCCAGAAGCATACAGATTAAATACAGATATTGAATATTTGGTTTGTAATCGCGGAGATCGTGTAAAAGTAAGTCATGATGTACCTATGTGGGGTGGTGGAACTGGTAGGATTAAAAATCGTGTAAGCGCCAGCGAGTTTACTCTAGATGAGCAAGTATATATTGATATTTCTAAACGCTATACAATTAGAGTTAGATCATCAACTGGTGCTAGCGTTGAAAGAGAAATAGATAAAACTGGGCTATCCACAGGTTACTATACTAGTGTTAAAATAACTGCACCAGCAACTTTGGCACAGATAAACAGCAGCGATTTATATATGTTTGGCGAACTGGGACAAGAATCACAAGATTTAATTGTACTAAGTATTGAACCTAGCTCAAATAAATCTGCTTCAATTACACTAGTTGATTACGGTGTTGGTAGTACTTACAATATCTTTACCGATTATCCTACTTTAACTGCAAGTACAGTTTTTGAAACAAAAATTACTTTGCCAGGACAAGACCTAAGATCAAGTTTTACTAATACAGACGTACCTAATGTTAGTTTAATTGTAAGTGACGAGTCTGCTGCTAAATTACTTTCTACTGGTGTTTACGAACAAAGAATAAAGATAAGTTATACTAATCCGCAAGAGTTACCTAAAGGTACGGACATGATTGAGTGTAGCTATTACTTACAAAATACTACTACACTAATAAATGCCACTACTTTTAAAGAAAAATACAACTCGGGTTCTATTTACATATCTGGCGTAGAAAAAGGCCAAGTATATAAAATAAAGTTACGCTATGTGGCTTCAGACGGCAGAACAGGTATATGGACTAGTGAGTTTACTCACACAGTAGGTACTTTTAAAACTTATTCAATTGTTAATAGTATTTATCTTGATCTTAATACCCACTTTTTAGATATGAAGGCTATATCTAATACGGATGTTAATCCAACTTTATTTAAGTACTACGAGTATAGAATATACAGAGATAGTGGCACAACAGACTTCTGGAACTTAGTTCCAGATAACACAAATCAAATAAAAGTAGTGAAGTCAACTGGCGCAACTCGACAGAGCTTACTAGATTTTACAACCCCGCGTCTTTCAGAAGACGGCATAACTTATAGAGTAGCTTGTAGAACAGTGGATATTCACGACAACTATAGCGATACAAGTGCATTAGCTTCTATAAAGATTAAAACCATTGTTTAAGGAATAAATATGGCAGCAACCTTATCAGCGGGCGTAAATTCGTTAATATTAAAATTAGATACACCGTACGATACTATTAGAACAACCGATATTCGAGATGATTTAATTAAAGTATTAGTATGGTGCTCGGCTTCGCCCATACCTGCTGTTCCTTTAAGTAATACGCTTGTATTTGATGGTTTAAGTTTATCTATAGTTATTCCAAAATTAGCTGACGGCACCACTCTTGTTAGTGGTACCCCTTATTATGTTAAGTACGCTTTTATTAGTGACATTCAAGAAGATGTATATACTGTTTCTAGTGAATATACTGCTACTCCCGTAGCCGCTACTTCTGAAACAATTGATATTTCAGGATATAGTGCTTTTGTAAGAAATGCTCTTGGTACAGCATATACTCCAGCTACAGCAGCACTAACTGCAATAACAAATGGAATTAAAAATCCTGTATATGCTTGGACAATAAGTGGAGGAGCTTTATCTTCTATTGATACTAAATCTACAACAGTAACGCCCAGTTTAACTGCAAGCTCAGTAACAGTTAGTTTAAGTGTATTAGGCACAGGTTTAACAATACCTATAGTTAAAACTATAGTTATGGCTATTATTGGGGAAGCTCCCCCTCCCCCTAAATACGCTACAGCTACTTTATATAAATGGTCATCAGCATCCACCCCAAATCCCACGGGTAGAAGCACATATACCTGGTCAAGCGGTACTAATGACTACTATACTGCTACAGATACAGACGGCTGGAGTACTGTTGTACCTACTAATCCAGGTACTTCTTCACTTAAATTATGGTCAGCTACAAAAACAGTAACTGCGCCAGCTTCTGCAATTACTACTGAAATTGACTGGACTACTGGAGTTATGATTGGCTCTATAGGTGGTAATGGTGCGATTGGAGTAACTGGAACTGGCGGAACTAGTGGTGTTAATGGAATTAATTCTGTAACCGTTAATGTTTATAAAGCTGGACTAAATTTAGCTAGTGTAGGTAGTCCTGCAGGTACGTCTTTATACACTTGGGCTACCGGAGCATTTGATGCTCCTGCAGATACTACTTGGACAAAAGATCCTCCATTACCATCTAGTTTAAACCAAGGTTTAACGCTATGGGCAGCAAGAGTTACTTTAATAGAGTCTGCAATAACACCTCAAAGTACAATAAATTGGGCAGGTTCAGCTATTGTACCTATAAGCTACTACGGTGCTAACGGGCCAACAGGTGGCGTATCAACTACTCCGGGTCCAGGCGGTGCAAGTGCTCGCGTAGCTTATGTAGTTACATCAGCCCCCTACACTACTCCTGCAACTACCCCTGAGAATTTAGAAGTTCAGGGAGACGTTGTGCCAACTGCAGGTACGTGGTTTCCTACAAAAACATGGGTAAAAAATGCGCCTGCAAATCCACTAGTTGCAGGAGAGTACCTATACCAAGTTGACGGCTTATACAATCCTGTTACCTTAAAAACAAATTGGATCGGTATACCTTATTTAAGTAATTTAAAAGTAGGTAATTTATCAGCACTTGCTATAAATACTGGAGCACTAACAGTAAATGATACAATTACTGTAATTGATGGGGGCGAAGGTGCTGTACTTATTAAACCCGATGGTATTTCTATATTTAACGGCCCGCCCAATGCCCGAGTATTACGAGTTAAACTAGGAAGTATTTAATGGCAACATTTGGTTTAAAAACATTTAAAAGTAATGGAACTACTACTGTATTACAAAACTCCACCAAAAGTGGAGTATTTGCACAAACTTATACTGTACCTGCAACAGTAGTAACAGGCACTCAGGTTTCTTTTTCACAGTATGCTGGAAGAACTTTAAGAATATTTCAACTTAGACCTGGAGCACACAGTTGGATTTTAAGTTATCTTGATATGGTTCCTACTTTAACTTTTACAAAAAATCCTGATCCTGCTACTGTTGGTGCAAACGCTCCGCAGTTTTACTATAGTACCACTATTTTATACATATTTGTTAGATAAGGCTTTTCATGGCATACGGACTCAGAGTTATAAATGACGAATCAGAATTATTAATAGACAGTGAATATGTAAACCCGACTTTTGTACAAAAAGTAGAGTTTAATACTACACCTGTACGAGAAGAAGCTCCGGGTTTTTACTTACACAGAAACTATATATTAAGAGAATATACCACGGCTAGTATAACAGCTCCAGGAAATTATATAGTATTATGGACTATACCAGAAAATTTTGCTAATAATTATCATCAAGATGTTTGGTATTCTTTTCCAACTTCTGTATCCACTGGAGCTATACAGTTTTCATGTTATGTTCTCTCAAGTATTTACACATCTGTAACATATAAACTACCAACTGCATATGTATTTGCAGTTGATAGTGCGTCTGTTTCGGCCCTATACTCCACTGGACCAGCACTTAGAATGTATAATAGCGCAGAAGCTAAAACGTTTGATAGTAACCTTACTCAATTAGTGCCTTATAGTTTTAGTGACGAGGTTAATTTACCAAATAGCATTAGTGATTCTACTATAATTTTAAGTAGTATTCCTAATAATCCTATATTTTTGTTACCTAACTCTGACCTTCTACTGTTAGTAAACAGACGAGTTTTCTTTCCCAACTACTCAGGACATATAGAATCAGTAACAACTACAACTTTTAGAAGAGTTGGTTCTACTATATATACTAAACCAAGTGAAGTATATAGCTCTCAAGAGGACACAACACGTCCAGAAGATGCAATTGTATTTAGAAATGGTTCAAGTAACAATTTAAGTTTAATGGTTGCTGATGCAGACTTATACCAAGCACCTGGTGCAGGTAATGTTGGTGGAAATACTCCTCAATATCAGTTAACTTCAAATTATTATACTGTTAATGAAGGTGCCACTTTTGTTATAACTTTAACAACAACACTAACTACTAACGGAACAGTATTTCCTTATACTGTTACAGGTATTAGCGCTGCAGATTTAACTGTTGGTAGTTTAGAGGGAGACTTTGTTATACAAGGTAACAGTGCTACACAAACCTTTACAGTTAATAATGATCTGCGCCTAGAAGGAGACGAAAGTTTTACCCTAAATGTGCAAGGTCTTAATTTACAAGTAAGCGTATCAATACTAGACACTTCTAGACCTGCGGGCGTATATAGCTTTGGAGCAGTTTCTCCAGTTGATGAAGGTAGTAATACAGGATATGTAAACTTTGAGTATCAGTACGCAGCAGGTAAATTTGTTAGTTTTGCTATAGTTGCTCCTACATCTGGCATTGCAGCTACTAGTGCTGATGTTACATTAAATTATTTAGCAGCCCCTGGTTTAGTTATTAATCAAAGTAATATGGAGGCCGGAACTTTTGCTGTAGGATACAATGTAGCAGCAGACACTACAACAGAAGGCTTAGAGTATTTTAGAATTTCTGCTACAGTGGATGGCACAACTTATTACAGCGGTAATATTCAGATTAACGATACTAGTTTAACCGCAATATCGTATGGTATTACTGCTAGCAATAACTGGCTAGAGTCTAGTACTGGTAATGTAGCTAATGTTACAGCGAATGGCGTTAACGGCAGCACTTTATATTTTACTACAGATAATGCAGTAGTTACGCCACAAACTACTAGCGTAACTGTTAATAGTAATAATTATAGCGTTAATGTTTCCTATAATGTTGGTTTAGTAACTGCTACTACTAATGTTACCTTACAAGTTAGAGTCGGCAGTGCTTCAAGTACTCCAGTTGCTACAAAAGTAGTATCTATTGCAAATGCAAATCCCACATATAGTTTTGGAGCAGTTTCACCTATAAATGAAGGTTCCACTGGATCCGTGCAATTCAATTATAGTAATTCAGCAGGAGTAAGTTTTGGATTCTCCGCAACCAGTCCTAGCAGTGGAGAACAAAGAGATGGTTCAAGCGATGTTACAGTTAATACAACTAGTTTTACTGTTGGCGGCACAGACGCTGCTGGTACAGTTAGTGTTAGTTACTCTGTAGCTGCAGACGCACAAACAGAAAATACGGAATACTTTAGAATACAAGCATATATAAACGGACTTTATTATACTAGTGATGATATACTTATAAATGACACTAGTAGATCTAGAGGATATTCAATTAGTACTGCAGGTACCTGGGTAGAAAGTACTACTTTAAATACAGTAACAGTAAATGCTACTAACGCTAATGGTTTAGCACTATACCTTACCTCAAGTGATTCTTCAATTGCTTATGTAACAGCCGGTTATGCAAGTAGTTGGTCAATAAATAGCGATAGCTATTCCGCTAATACATATTATACTGCAGGAAATGTTTTAACATCTACTAATGTAACATTATATCTTAGAACAGGTTCAGCAAGCGGCCCTGTTGTAGCCGAAACTACGTTAACTATAAATGATACTAATCCTCAGTTTAGCTGGGCTACAAGCCCACTTTCACTTAACGAAGGAACTACTAATTCACTAACATTTAATTTTAGTGAAGCAGCAGGAGTTACTTTTTCATGGTATATATATCCTCCCACAGGAGGTGTACTAGATGGTTCTGCAGACGTTACTTTATTAACTGGAGATTACACTGCTCCAAACAGTGATGCCGCAGGTTCAGTCAATGTAAGCTATTCAGTAGCAGCAGACCAGTATACTGAAGGAACAGAATATTTTAGACTAGTTGCTTATGCCAACGGTGGGTATTACTATAGCAATAATATTACTATTAATGATACAAGTCAATCACCCGAATATTATTTAGCAGTAAACAGTCCTCCTTGGAACGAGAATACTACACAGGCTACAACAGTTACGTTTATAAACGTTGCAGGGCGAACTTACTATCCAACTTCAGACAATGGTGCAGTAACTTGCCAAACCAGCAGTTTTTATGTAAGTAGCAATAGTTTTACTACTACGCTGTACTGGAATGTAGGTGCAGTAAGCGCAGATACTACAGTTACATTATATTTAAGACGTAACAGTTCAAATGGCACTATAGATGCACAAGCTTCAGTAACAGTTAGAAATATACTGGCTGCTGGAACGCCAATAGGTGGAGCATATTGTTTAAACTATAATGTTTCACCTTATACATTACGTCAAGTTCGCGCCGATGGTAGTGGTGGTACATACAATGATGATATTAACAATAGTACAACTTGCGGATATGTAGCACCAATTGCTAGAGGTATTTATCATAGTCAATTTTGTGGTACCGGGGCCAATCAATATACACTATACTTTAAATACCACGATGGTAACTATGGATTTTACGATGAAGTACATCAAACTAACAGTCCTACTTGCGGCTATGTAGATCCTCCTGTATACGCAATTACTAGTCCTTTAAACATAGACGAAAGTACTACTCAAGGTAGAGCAACACTACTGCATTACAACATTGTAGGCAGTAAAACTGTAACAATTTCCGCTATCGCACCTAGTTCTGGTGCTAACGGATCTGCAGATGTTGTAATTCCTACAACCAGTTTTACAGTAACTGGATATGGCACACCCACAATATATTACTACGCAAATCCAGACAGCACTACTGAAGGCACAGAGTACTTTAGATTACGAGCAGTAGTAGATGGTGTTCCTGTAGCTACCAGTGATGATATAAGTATTAGTGATACTAGTGGGTATCCTGCTGCAGGTACACCAATAGGGGGAGCGTATTGTTTAAACTATAATGTTGCTCCATATACCTTACGTCAAGTTCGAGCTAATGGCAGCGGAGGTACTTACAATGATGATACTAACAACAGTCCTACTTGCGGATATGTGGCACCAACCCCTCGGGGCACTTATTTAAGTCAATATTGTAGCGGATATACTCTTTACTACAGATACGCTGACGGTAACTACGGTTACTATGATCAAGTACAACAAAATAATAGTCCTACATGCGGGTACAATCCCCCAGCGTATGGTACTTACTTAAGTCAATACTGTAGCGGGTTTAGTTTATACTACAGATACGCTGATGGGGCGTACGGTAGTTACGATGTACTACAGGCTAATAACAGCCCAAGCTGTGGATACGTAGCGCCCAGTTATTCACTAGGCGGAACGTTTTCAAGTTTAAACAATGGGGCAGGTACTGGATTCTACTTATACGTTACAAACCCAGTGTACGATAATGTTTATGTTTCAGCTTCAGGACCAGGAGCAGCTAGGATCAGTGCTATTGATCCTGGTTATTTTACTACTAATACAGGTACTAATGTATATTTTATATACGTATATACTACAACACCTACCAGTAGTGTACCTGCTCAGTCTGTAACAATTACTGTTGCACATAACAACGGAGCTGTTAGCAAATCGTTTAGTTTTACTATACCTGAGTATACTGTAGCTGCTGCTGCACCTATTGTAACTTCAGTACAAGTAACAGATGGAACGTATTACGCAGGAGAAGGTATAGCGGCTATTATTAACTTTAGTGGTATAATAACCGCAGATACTTACATAAACATAAGAATTGACGCCGGCATTTTTGGACAATTATACTATCCGTATAATGGTGGTGCAGCCCAAAGCTATACTGGTGGACAATACGGAGACTATGTGGTGATGACTGTAGGAACATATTCTGGCTACTATGCTGGACCAGTTAATCCTGGTGGATTTTATCCACCAATTTATAATGCTAGAATAAATGTAAAAGCGGTAACAGCTGGCGGTAGCGACAGACAAGGTTACGTTCAATCATCAGGATTTACATTAGATGGTGGCAGTAACGACCGATAGTAGTTAAAGACCCTAAACCTTCGCAAAAATTATACCCTGTCCATTCTTTGGGCAGGGTATTTTTTTGCATTGACAACCATCCGCCCTTGTGGTATAATATACCAAAATGTCAGAACATTTCAATATTTTTTCTTGACAAGCTTTTACCTAGATCTAAAAGGCGGACTTGCCGTTTAGATTATAATTAAATATACAGCCATTGCTAATAAGGAGATCTGATTATGGTGGAGATTAACGACCACAGTTTCATACAGACCGTTTCACTAGTTGCGTTAG